CAAGAAAAAGGTGGTCAAGCTGCGCAACCAGTGGGTGCCTGTCGATCCACGCGGATGGCGCACACGCAATGACATGACGGTCAATATTGCTCTAGGCACTGGCAGCAAGCAACAGCAGCTAATGTTGCTCAATGCCCTGCTAGAGCGCCAGAAAGAGGCCATACAGTTCCAAGGCGGAGCAGATGGTCCCCTTGTTACGCAAAGCAACGTCTACAACACGCTGAAGCAAATGACGGAACTTGCAGGGTTCAAGAATGTCGACAGGTTCTTTAGTGAGCCTGATCCCAATGCAGAGCCTGCTAAAAAGCCACAAGACCCCGCTGTATTGGAAGCGCAGGGCAAGATGCAGCTAGAGCAGCAGAAAATGCAGATGCAGCAACAAGCCGACGCGGCCAAGATGCAGATGAACGCACAACAGTCTGAAGCCGAAATGATGTTCAAGCGCGAAGAGGCTGACTTGCGTATGCAGTTGATGCGTGAAGAAGCCGCAGCCAAGTTGCAATTGCAGCGCGAGAGCAAGGAAGCGGAAATACAGTTGGCGCGTGAAAGCAAGCAGGCTGAAATACAACTGGCCCGCGAACAGATGGCCATGAACGCACAGACTGCCCGCGAGACGGCGCAATACAAGATGGGGACTGACAGGCCCGGTGGAGACTTGAGTGTATGAGTATTGTGATCGGCCAAAATCGATTTTTCGTTGACGAATACGGCAAGGTTAAGGACTTGACTGACACCCATACAGGGCTTGTGGCACGGTTGCGGTATTTCGAACAATACGGTCTTTTGGATGAATTGCCGGGGACTGAAGAGCTTGGCAAAGCAGCCACCGCCATTGAGGCGTTGGCTGATGCACTGGCTGCGCTCGTTCTGGAGATTGACGCGGGGGGTGCTACTCTTGCGAGTATGCGCCAAGCCCGCGAGACACTCACTAAGGTGCAATCATGATACGCGACGCATTAGAACGCGCTGGCATCCTTGCCCGCCGTGGCAATCAAGCCATGATGGAACTTGAACAGGCAGGCGAGGCATTTGCCACGCTGAAAGCCCAATATGTGGAAGCATGGGAAGCTACATCATTGAAGGATGCCGAGGGCCGTGAACGCCTTTGGCAAGCCGTGCAGATTATCGGGAAGGTTGAAAGCCACCTGATTCAACAGGTCCAGAACGGCAAGATTGCCGAAGCGGACATTCAACGCCTACGTAAAGGCTAAACAAAGGAACATTTATGGACGCCGAAAATGGCGCGTTGTCACTAGACAGCGCGGTCGAACTGCTGCGCATTCCCGAAGGGGAGCAGGCACAGCCGGAAGAACAGACTGCAATCGAGCAGCCCGAAGACCCGGCAGACCAAACAGAGACTACGGAAGCCGAAGCCCCTTTAGAGGAGCAGGCAACCGAAGAGGCGAACGAGGTAGTGGAAGAACCGGAAATTCCGGCAGTCGAACCACCCGCGTTCTACACCAAGGCAGAGAAGGAAGCATTTGCTAGCCTCCCTCCCGAACAGCAGCAATCTATTGCTAGGCTGGCTCGTGAAGGCGAACGGCATACGGCTAAAATCTCTCAGGAAATAGCTGCCGAGCGCAAGGCAATTGCCGACGCCAAAGCAGCGATTGAGCAGGAACGCGCCCAATATCAACAGGCACTTCTCAGCAATTTCCCACAGGCACCCGACCCGCGTTTAATCGACAGCGACCCTGTCGAATATCTGCGGCAAGATGCGATGTATAAGCAGGCTGTCCAGCAATGGCAGGTTGTAGAGCATCAACGCCAACAGGAAGCGGCAGAGCAGCAGGCCCAAGAGCAAGCGCAGCGTGAAGAGCATATCCGCACACAGTCTGCACGATTGAAGGAACTACTCCCTGAAATTGGCGACCCTGTAGAGGGACCAAAACTTGCAAACGCATTGATGAAATTTGGCAACGAAGTCGGGTTCGACAACGAAGCCCTTTCAAATGCGGATGCTGAAGAATTGGTTATTCTGCACGACGCCATGAAGTGGAGGGCGGCACAGGCATCAGCGAAAGCTGCAAAGGCCAAGCCCGTTCCCAAGGTTGCTGCACCCGGCGTAGGCCGGACAAAGGCTGAAATGTCTGCGGACCAACGCAAATCCGCCCTTGCTCGTCTCGAACGCAGCGGCTCAATCGATGATGCCGTTGCCCTTCTACGCAATTGAGGAATTAAATCATGACACAGCCTACCAATACCTTCAGCTCATACGACGCTAAGGGCATCCGCGAAGACCTTTCGGACATTATCGACCGCACCGAGCGGGAGGAAGTTCCGTTTTACTCCACCATTGGCCGCAGCAAGGCCACACAGCGCATTCATGAATGGCAGACGCAGGCTTTGGCCGCTGCCGCTGATGATAACGCGGTGATTGAAGGCGACGACGCCACGATGGACGCCGCAACGGCAACCGTCCGCGTCAACAACCGCACCCAGATCTCGGATAAAACCGCGACTGTTTCGGGTTCGGTTGAAACCTTCGACAAGGCGGGCCGTGCTTCGGAAATGGACTATCAGGTTATCCTAAAGGGTCTGGAACTGAAGCGCGACATGGAAAAGCAGATGCTTTCCAACAAGCCTTCGATTGCAGGTAACGATACCGCTGCTTCGCAATCGGCTGGTTTCACCGCATGGTTGACCAGCAACTTGTCGGCTGGCTCGACTGGCGCATCGGGTGGCTTCGGCTCCTCGACCGCTGGTTTGGTTGCTGCCCGTATCGACGGCGCGCTTCGTCAATTTCAGGAAAGCCACATCAACGATGTGATGGAACTGGCATTCGACAACGGCGCACGTCCTTCGGTCATGATGCTGCCTGCTGCACTGAAGACCCGCTTTTCTGCTTTCGCAGGTATTGCGGACCTTCGCCATGAAGTAGGCGAGAAGCAAGCCACTATTGTCGGTGGTGCGGATGCTTACTTGAGCAACTTCGGAAAACTGACCGTTGTTCCGCAGACCTTCATGCGTTCGCTTGATGCCATCATCTATGACCCGAAAAAGGTCAAGTTGGCTATCGCACGTCCCATGAAGTCGTGGGAACTGGCCAAGTCTGGCGACACCGAAAAGCGTCAAATCCTTACGGAATATACGCTCGAAGTGTCCAACGAAAAGGCTCACTGCCTGATCACCGACGTCAAGAAGAACACCTAAACGGGGGAGGGGCGGGGAAACTCGCCCCTTTATTTCTATGATGAAACGACTTTTAAGCCGCGATAATGCAACGGGCGTTGAACGCTGGTTCCATCATGACGGCGAGACTATTTCAATCGAAACCAAACAGGATGTTTCCAAGGTTCTCGACATCTGCGGCAAGGTTCGCAACGAATTTTCGGGCTACAAGGACGAGGGCGATAGCCACCACCACCATGTAGCGCACTTCCCGCCTGTAGTTATCGCCCAATGGCTTGAAGACTACGGCATCGACATTTTCAATCCCGACCATGCGGACCGCGTATGGAAGAAACTAAACGATCCTGATTGGCGCAAAATCAGGACCACGGAAGGCTGGGTCTAATGGCATTAAGCAATTACACCGAATTGCAGACGTCTATCGGCAACTGGTTAAAAGATACCAGCCTGACATCTGTTATCCCTGATTTTGTGACGCTGGCAGAGGCGCGTTTCAATCGGGAATTGCGTGTGCCCGAAATGGAAGTGGTATCCTCTGCCACGGCATCAAGTGAGAGCATTGCACTTCCTACGGGCTTTTTGGAAATGCGTTCGATCTGGCTGGACCAAAATCCCGACCGCCCGCTAGACTATTTCCCGCCGCATCAATTGCGGACAGTGCGCGCAAGTGCAGAGGCTGGCACACCGACTGCATACACCATTATTGGCACGGCAATTTACTTCGCGCCGGTGCCTTCGGGCAATCATACGGTTAACATGGCCTATTATGGCAAGATCCCTGCCTTGGCGTCTAATGCGACCAATTGGCTACTGACAAACCACCCTGATATTTATTTGGCTGGTTCGCTATCGGCGGGCGAGGCTTTCGGCTGGAATGATGAACGCATAGGCTTGTGGAATGCGACGGCTAACGATGGCATTGCCATGCTGAATGAGCAGGGCGTCAAGATGCGGACAGGTGCTAACCCCACCATGCGTCCTATGAGCGCCTTCAGTTGACTTTCTGGGCGCTAGGGCCTCTTGCCCCAGACAAAGCGAAGTCACGCGCTGACGGCTTCCTGACGGTCGCTAGTGGCGCATATCCATTAGAGAACGGCTACCGCCCTATTGGGCAGTTTGCAGCGCTTTATACGGCATTGCCAGCGGCCCCCAAGGGCGGTGCATCGTTTACCTCTGCCCAAGGGATTAACTACATCATCGCAGGCGATAACACGTCGCTATATAAAGCGGAGTCGGGTGGCTGGACGTCACTTGCATCCGGCGCATAGTCTTCATCAATCGAAATGGACTTTGTGACACCTGAGAAAATGATGGGAGAAACAACAGGGATATTAAACCA